TGGAAACTGATCAGCTATATTAGCCTGATCCTCCTTAGTCCAAGCCATGCACCTGTAAATCCCTACTAGGACTGTATCAACTATTGTTGGTGTTGCTTTAGAGTAAAACTCTTCTACTTGATCTAATGTATTAAATTCAGGATCTTTTAATCCTTTTAGCAGTAGATGCTTTTCAAAGAGTACCTCATCTCTGACACCATCAACCTCTGATAATTTATTAATCTCAACTGCATCAGCTTTAGTTAAGCCTGTAACAATGACTGTTGCATCCCATTGTGAAATCTCTATTTCTTTAGTAGGAAGTGCAGGAGCATTAGATATATCATCTAGTTTAAGCCTCTTCATGATAACCTCTTTCTGTTGTGAATTACTTAATGTTTATTTTAAGCAGTTCCCTCAGTTACATCTCCAGAAACTTGAAAAGCAGCTGTAAAAGTAACAGCTCCACCTATATCAGGTGTTCTATCATAAGAAGTCATTATTGCTTCCCCTGATGCTTTAGGATTTCCTCCTGTAGTTCCAATTGGATAGAACTCAAAAGATCCCTCTGCTCCAAGTATTCCAGATAAGTAACCATCAACAGTTGCATCAAAAGAGCCTGAGATTGTTAAAGTTGCATCCTTTAGTCCTGCTACATAAGCTTTAGAACTATTTGTGAATGCTGAAACCTCAGCTACATCAGCAGTTCTTGAAATAGAAACATCAGTAAGAACATCAGAGATATCTCTTAAAGTTCCACCAGAATCATCAATCTTGAATGCTGCATTCTTTCCATGTGTAAATGTTGGCATTTATCTTTCTCCTCTATATTTATTTCTGAGCAAAACTAACTGCTGCTGTTATGCTACCTGATCCACCAAAAGTTAGAACAGCTCTTGCATATCTTGCAGGATTAGTATCACTTGTTATTAATTCTGATGTTGTACCTGTTGCCTGAGTAAAAGTTATATAATCAGAAAAAGTTACATTATCAGCACTTGTTTGTATTTTAACATCTAAAGTTGGAGATCCACTACTTACAGTACAATGTAGCACTCCTGCACCACCATTAGTACCTGCAGCACCATAATCAACTCCTGTTTCATTAGATGAACTTGTTATAGCTGTTGGAGCAAGTAAGCTCTTGCCATTGTGTGCATCTCCATCAAATTGAAATGCTACAGCTACTGCAACTACTGAGCCAATGTCTGCTGATCTATCATAAGAAGTTTCAATGACATTACCAAACTCAGTTGGATTTCCTCTTGTATGCCCAATAGGAGCAATAGTAAAAGCACTACCTGAACTACCTAATTGGGATAAAAACTCTGCATCTGCATCTGGACTTGAACTCTCAAAATAACCTGAAAGAGTAGCTGTTCCATCTTTTAATCCAGAAACATAAGTTTTAGAACTTGCTGTAAATGTTGAAGTTTCAGCTACATCTGCTGTTAAAGATACACTTGCATCAGTTAAAGTTGTAGATAGATTTGTATCATCTAATAGTACAACAGCATTTTTACCATGATTAAATGTAGGCATTATTCCTCTTCCTCTTTAGCCATTTTACTATCAAATTTTACTGCAGCTTTATTCTTTATCAAACTTTTAGCAATCTTGTCTGGTACATCACAGATTTCTCCTGCTTCACACCTTATTTCACTACCATCTTTATCTGGATAGTTACTTCCAATTAATATTTTTATTTTCATTATGCTATTACCTCTATATTGAATGTTACACCAAGAAAGCTAGTTCCCTGTGTTACTTCATACTCTCCATAATCTGTTGCACTTATAACTCTAACAGACATAGCAGCACCTCCCAAAGTTGGATCACTCTCAATAGCTGCTTTAACTGAGGTTGCCCCAGATGAGGCTAAATAAGCATCTACACCATCTTGTGCAGTCTGAGCATCTACTCTTGATATATACACCACTATAGGTATCTCATAGGTATCTGAGCCTCTAGCCATTGTTGAATCATAGTTTAAACTATTTAATGGAGCTACTAATGCTATAGGTGGCTCTATCCAGTCTGGTACATACTCATAAGCAGTAAGTCCTGTTATTGTTTCTAAATTAGTTTTTAAGCCATCTCTTATTGCTGTTAAGGTAGCCATTACTTTACACTCCTAGCTATATCTCTTGCTATAGATTCTAGCATATCTTCTGCACCTGCTTTTATTTCTTTCTGCTTCTCATAGACAACACCACCAATAAAAGGTTTCATCTTCAAACCTCTCTTAGATATGGCTCTAGCAACTAAGAATGGATTTAGTTTAGGTGTACCTCTCTTAGCCCACTTAGCAAGACTAGATCCCTCTTTATAAGGTGGAAAAAAAGGCTTTGTTCTCTTTACTGGACTAAATCCCCTATAAATTGGTTTACCATGTATAAAAGGGGCTGTGGGGCTACTAGAAGCTAATTTAAAGCCCTCAGACATCCTTAGCCTGTTAGTGTTACCTAATTTAGCAGTAAACACACTTCTCCTAGTGTTACCTGTGTTTTTATTGCCTCTACCTGCTTGTGATCTAGGAGATGGCTGATTTTCTAAAGCATTAAGAGAATCCTCTTTAAGTTCTAGTGCAAGTTTGTTAAAGAAATCATTACTTCTTTTATTCCAAATTGTTTGTGAATTTATTGCCTTAGATAAGTCTAAAGCTCCATTTAGTGTTAGTTTCACAGTCCATATTGTCTGTTTTGACTAATTGCAGTATTACCTGTGTATGGTCTACCAGAAGCAAGAGTTGTTGTTGATTTCTTGTAATGTTTAAGAATTGTTTTTACATCTGGATCAAGACTTGTTAAGAATACAACTGGAGCTTGTCCAGTTTCTGGATTACCACTAAAACCCATTGGACTATTCTTTCTTTGCCAAAATCTTGAGGCTTGTATCAAACAGGCTTGAGTTACTGCAGGAGGTTGATGATTATTACCCTCTCCCTGTGTTGGAAAACCAAAGTAAGCCTGAATCTTTAGTCCTCTTAAATGATTAGTAGGAAGTATCTTTCCACTTCCCTCAATGTTCATAAATATTTTATCTGCAGGCATACTAGGTTGTTGCTCAAAAGAATTTAATGGATATAAGTAAAAATCATCATTAATAGTTAATGTTTGATCTACTGTTCCATCTGAATGTAGTGTCTGAACAACAAGTCCTGTTGTTGTTGAAATGTCATCAACAACTACAAAATCAGAAAACTCACAATCATAATATCTTGTCTGTAAAACATCTGTGCCTGATTCTTTGGGAACATAAAAAACCCTACCACAAAACTCATCAATTAAGTTTGTTGCTGCTTCTAGTGCATAAGTTAAGTTTGTATCTTGTGTTGATCCTGTTATACCCAACCAACCTTTTAACTCATCAACAGATACATAGGTATGAATTGCAATAGGCATTTTTTAATTACTTATCCTCTGATGGCTTTACAGCTTTATTTTCTACTTTCTTTTTAGTAGCTTTTTTCTTTAAATCTACATCAGGAATCATATCTCCTAAACCTGCAACAAGTGTTCCTTTTTCAAAAGGACATTCAACACCCTGAGCAAATTTTCCTGTAGCTTTATCTTTCCAGACTTTCTCTTCTAGTTTTTCTACATATTTCATATTTAAATCTTTCTCCTCATGGAAAGCAGAGCCTACTATTTCATTAGTTAAAACAAATTTCAACTCTGCCTTTTTATCCATTATTTACTTATTATTCAACATCTGCAATAGATGTGAAAGCTTGTGGCTTATACACAGCTAAAGCATATCTTAAAGAAGCTTTTACTGTAAGGATGTCTTTACCAAAATCCCCATCTTTAGCTGAGTCTGAAATCTGTAATTCCATTCCTCTTCTAAATACATGGTTGATTGCTAAAGAGCCTCCAAATTTACCCACTAAAACATCAACTGATGAAGATACTGCTCCACCAATTTGTGATGATTTAACTACAGGTAATCCCCAAATAGTTGGAGATCCACTAAATGCTGATGCACCTAGCATGAAGTTGTTGTTTCCATCAACTTGCCCTGCAAGTGCTTCATAAGCAGCAGGACTCATAACTATTGCATCTGGAGCTAACTTTCCATTAGTTTCCACATCTTTGATACCCTCAAGAATAGTTCTTAATTTACCACCTACAGTTGCAGGATATGATCCTGCTGAGTAAGTTAGTGTATTAAGCCCTGATTGATTAAGGATTCCTTTAATGTTAGGTGCAACTCCATCTCCTCCAATTACTTGAAGTTCTAGTCTTTGCATAACATGGTTAGCTAATCTTCCATCAAAATATGCTCTTGCTCCTGCTTGATCTTCAAGCAACTCACTTGTTATAGGTAGAGTTGTAATGAATTTTCTTACAGGTGCTGTTACAGCTGCATAGCTGAAAGCATCTTCTGGTGCAGCTGCTGCTTCTGCAGTTTCTGCTGCATTATTTGTTGCAGTTTCTTGCAAGAAATAATATGTTGTTTGATCTGTATTGATTGTGTCAATTAAATCAAGAACAGGATTAGGATTTGGCTCTATAGCAGGTATTACTTGCTGATAGACTGTGTCCCTAGTCCAAACTGATGTTGTTACATTAGTTTTTGCTTCAAAAGGTATGTTCTTAATTCCAGAATCAACAAAAGATTTATAAGCATCTGAATCTATAAATTGTGCCCCAAGAGATTTTGCTTCTTCTACT